CGGCTGAAATACAGACACAACAGATTACCCGCTTCGGGCTGAAGCGGGTAAGGGCAGGTATACGCTTTATTTTATCTTAAATGAAAAAGCCGTGGTCAACAAGGAGGGCATCAAGGCTCTGCAGCGCACCTTCAAGGTCAAAGGGAAGGCAATATGTGAACGCTGCGTCAAGAACGCCCTGGCATACCGCACGAATAACGAGCTTGCCAAGAGGATACGTTTCGCGGCCATACAGCACCACGGAGGTTGCACCTGCTACAACCTCCCGGAGGGTGAATTCTTCTTCGACTCGGATAGCTGCGCTCGTGCGGTCTATTCCAATGGTGCCGAGGTCTATCTCGACAAGCAGACCGGCGAAGGTACAGTCTTTGGTCCCAGAGGCCAGGTGGTCGCAAAGTACGACCATGTCATGTTGACACAGATTCCGGAACTTTCGCGCATAGCCCGGACTCTTTAACCCTTCGTGACAATGGAATACTACGACGGACGGATATGCATAAGGCCAACCGAGCTTGAAGCGGCGGGCATAATGACGCAGGAATACTGCCGTCAGCTTGCCTCACGCAAGAAGGTTGAGATGGCCCGTTCCGGTAGAGGCAAAGGCAACTATGCCCTCGTCGTGGTCGACTCTTTGCCGACGCAGCATCTTGAGGAAGTTAAAGAGAAATTCGGTAGCGGTGATGAAATACTTGCCGCCGGGTGGTTCCGCGAGAACTACGAGCGCGACCAGGCAGCCGTGACATGGTTCAACGACCGGAATAAATGCCCCATCGAATTCAAGGACGAGAAAAAGCGCCGTCAGTGGGTAGAGGAGTGCGTGGTCAACGCCAGCGTCCTCAACTGCTGCATCAGGCTTCACAACCGGGCAAGCGACTTCCAGAGGGTACTGGGCAACACCTACCAGTGGGAGAAGATGGCCAAGGCCGTCGAGAGCCTGAGAGAGCAGTTCGGCCACACCCTGCCGACGTCGATGTTCCGCTTCCGCAAGAAGGTCGCAGAATACAGGCGCGAAGGTTACGCAAGTCTTATCAGCGGCAAGTTCGGCAACCAGACGGCCCGGCGCATGACCCACCGCGAGGAGCGTGTCATCCTCGGCATAGCCTGTCTTGAGAACCAGCCCTACAATACCACTGTCCGGGAAATGTATATCATGTTCCTCACCGGCGAACTGGACGTCTACGATATCGACACCGGTGAACTCTACGACCCGGAGACATTCGCCAAAAAGGGGGAGGAGCCGTGGATACCGAGCGACGCTACCATCGCCAACTACCTCAACAAGCCGAAAAACAAAATCCTTATCAAGAACCGCCACCTCAGCCGGACGACCTTTATGCACGAAGAGATGCCGCACATGCACCGCCACAACGGACAGTTCTCGCTGTCGCAGATTACCATGGACGACGTGGATCTGCCGCGCCGCATGAAGGGCAACGAGCGGGTGCATGCCTACTACGTCTACGACGTGGTGAGCCAGTGCCGTATCGGGGCCGCCTACGCCAGGAAGAAGGATGAGGCTCTGGTGGTGGAATGTTTCAGGGATATGTTCCGGTTGATCGAGCGCAACGGTTGGGGTATGCCGGCCGGCATAGAGGTGGAGCAACACCTCATGAGCCAGTACAAGGACGGCTTTTTGAGAGCCGGTGTCGCCTTCCCCTTCGTACATTTCTGCGCACCGCAGAATTCTCAGGAGAAATATGCCGAGCCTCTGAATGGTGCCTTCAAACGCTCGATAGCCCACAAGAACCATGCCGGCATAGGCAGGTTCTACGGCAAGGGCAAGAACCGCGTCGAGAGCAAGAAGATCAGCGACGAGAACAACGACACATGGGAGGATAAGAGATACTATACCTTCGAGGAGCTTGTGGCCGATGACCGTGCCGACAATATGGAGTGGAACAACACCCTGCACCCGAACCAGAAGAAGTACAAGGGCATGACGCGATGGGACGTGCTTGTGGCAAATGTCAACCCGACCCTGCAGCCCCTCGACAAACTGACCCTGAGCCGGTATATCGGCGAAAGGGTGCCGACGAGTGTCCGTCGCAACTCCACCGTTAGGGTGCGCCACGAGGATTGGTGGTTAAGCGCTCCCGAGGTGCTTGAGAAACTCGACCCCAACAATTACAAGGTAACCGCCTACTTCCTCCCCGACGAGAAGGGCGAACCGACCGATGTCTATATCTTTCAGGATGACCGATACATCGACAAGGTGGAGAGAGTGCATACCTACAACCGTGTCATGGCCGAGCAGACCGAGGAGGATGTAGTCAACTACATAGAGCAGCGCAAAAAGGTTGCCCGGACAGCCGCATACGTCGCCCGTAACGCCGCTCCGAGGGTCGGGACTATAAAACGCACGGCGACGCCCGAAGTCGCGGCAGAGGCCGTAGAAATCACGTCAGTGGCCGCAGGTGCGGACGAGTATGAACCGGACAGCCGTTTTGCCGGAATGGACTGGAGCCAGGCAGGATTCCAGGACTCTTGAAACGATATTAAAACGCCATTAGAATATGATTACAACCGAAATCAGACAGAAAATCACCGCCGCGATAACGGCCGCCAGGAAGAACTACCCGAGTGATGCCAAGCATGCAGCCTCGCTCGGTATCACCACCTCGGTCTACAGTGCCGTCAAGAACGGTCAGACCGACCGGGTGCTGAGCAATGCCAACTGGATAAGTATCGCTCGGAAGCTCGGCGTGAGCCTCCGTGACGAGATTGAATGGAAAGCCGCCATGACTCCGGTGTTCCAGTACGTCACAGCCCAGTTGGAATTCTGCCAGCAGTCGAGTGTCAGCGGCATCCTCTGCGATGAGCCTAACATCGGCAAAACATTCACTGCCCGGCTCTATGTTCAGAATCACCGCAATGCCGTCTACATCGACTGCTCCCAGGTCAAGACCAAACTTAAACTGATCCGTAAGATTGCGGCAGAATTCGGGGTCGACAGCAAGGGGCGCTATTCGGACGTGTACGACGACCTTGTGTTCTACCTCCGCTCCATCGACAATCCCCTTGTGATACTCGACGAGGCCGGCGACCTGCAGTACGAGGCTTTTTTGGAACTGAAGGCATTATGGAACGCGACCGAGCGCTGCTGCGCGTGGTACATGATGGGCGCCGACGGCCTAAAGGAGAAGATCAACCGCTCCATCGAGTGCCGTAAGGTCGGCTATACCGAGATGCTGAGCCGCTACGGCGACCGCTTCAGCAAGGTAACGCCCGACAACGGCGACGACCGCCGAGCCTTCCTCAACGAACAGGCCCGGATAGTCGCCAAAGTCAACGCGCCCGAGGGGACCGACATCGGACAGATCGTGCGCAAGACCGGCGGAGGTCTGCGACGTGTATATACCGAGATTGAGAAACTTAAAAGACAGTAGCCATGCCGAAACGAGCATTCAGCCCCAAAGAGGTGCTTGCCAAGACCTATAAGACCCTGCCGTGGGACGGTGAGTGGTCCGAGGCCTTCGGTCTGCCCACCGTCAACGAGACGTGGCTTATTCACGGCCAGTCGGGCTCGGGCAAGAGCAGTTTCGTGATGCAGCTTGCCCGCAAGCTCACCGAATACGGCACCGTCCTGTTCATGAGCTACGAGGAAGGGGTGGGGCAGTCATTCCAGAAACGCATCGCCCGGTTCAAGATGAACGAGGTGCAGGGTCGCTTCCGCATCGCCACAGCCGATACCATCGAGGAGCTGACTGCCAGACTTAAGTGCAAGAAGTCTCCCAAGTTCGTAATCATCGACAGCTTTCAGGCTGCAGGGTGGGAATATCCCGAAACCGAGGCCTTGATAAAAAACTTCCCCCGGAAGTGCTTCATCTTCGTCAGTCAGGAACACAAGGGGCAGCCGATGGGCAAAGCCGCCATAAGGCTCAAGTTCTTTGCCGGGGTGAAGGTGAGGGTCTGCGGTTACAAGGCATACTGCCAGGGTCGTTTTATCCCGGCGCCGGGAGCCTATTACCCGGTGTGGCCCGAAGGAATATTGAAAACAACCAACAATCTCGGATAACTATGAGTAAGAAACGAACAATGATAGTAATCGAGCCGGATGGCCGGATACACAAGGAGGCGTTTATGACCGCACCGATGGTATGCCCATACTGCAATGGCATCGGAGAATTCCGATATGATACTGTTGAAGGTCCGTGGATCGAGGAATGTCCGGACTGCATGGGCACCGGCGAGGTGGTGGCAATGGTGACTATAGACTGGAAACCGAACTTAAAATAAACGAATATGGCACAGGAAGTAAATAATTTCGGGCGGTTCTACACCGCAGTCAGAGCACTCAATCCAATAGGCGACCGCGACGAGGTCAAGAAGAGCCTGGTGTACCAATACACCGACGGACGTACCGACAGCCTCCGGGAGATGACCCGGACCGAGTACGATCGGTGCTGCACCGATCTCGAGCGCAAAGCCGGTGGACAGGATGAACTCCGCAAAGAGCGCAGCAAAACCCTCAAGCTCATGCAGCAGATGGGTGTCGACACCACCGATTGGGGCCGTGTCAACCTCCTATGCCGCGACACCCGGATAATCGGCAAGGAGTTTTACCATATCACCGCCGACGAACACCGGGAACTGCGGCGCAAGCTCAAAAGCATAGAGCGCAAAGGCGGCATCCGCCATAAGCCAGTGGAAATGCCGCAGCAGTCCAAGGAGCGTCAGTCCCGGCAACAAGTAATAATCATCCCCATGGGCATCGGCCAGGCATAAAGAATATGGAACAGATAAAAATAACATTGGAGGATTGCGGTCAGGATTTCACAACCCTCTATACAGACGAAAACGGCATGGTAGTGGATGTACAGCCCTATCAGGCTGATATATGGCGAGGTGCGATGATCCCGGTAAATGATCCGGGATTGTTCGAGGTCGGTCAACCGCTGCCGATACACCATCCACCGCATATAATGTGGGGCTTCCTGCGCTACCGTATTCAAAAAATTGAACACATTGAATCATGAAAAAACGACACTGGAAGATAAGGCTCAAGGAACGCACAACCGGACATATACTCACTCCGGAATACATCGGCTACAGTGACCGCGAGGAGGTGATAGAGTTTTTCGGACTCGAGAATCCCGACGTCGAATGGTACGAGATAGAGGAAGTGCCCTATAAAGAATAATCAGTAATCAACCATTAAACAAAAAAGATATGGCAAAAAGAGTAAAGAAAACCATCATTACCGGCGTATCCAAGGATGCGGCCGAGGAAGCCTTTGCCGTCTATGCAAAGGCAGACGCAGAACGTGCGAAAATCACAGCGGACATCGAACTCCAGTGCGCCCGTTACCGCGAGAAACACCAGGAGCGACTCTCGCAACTTCAGACCATTCAGGATGAAGCCTTCGAGACTCTCCAATCCTACGCCACCGAGAACCAGGCCGAACTTTTCAGCAAGAAGAAGAGCCTCGACATGGTGCATGGCACCATAGGGTTCCGCACCGGCACTCCGAAGCTCAAGACCCTAAAAGGCTTCACATGGGCGAGTGCCCTTCAGCTCGTGAAGGAGTTTCTGCCCGGGCATATCCGTACCGCCGAGGAGATAGCCAAGGACAAACTCCTTGCAGACCGCGAGGACGAGACGGTCGCCGCTAACCTTTCACGATGCGGAATCATGGTCACCCAGGACGAAACCTTCTTTGTCGAACCAAAAAAAGAGGATGGTGCGGCATGAACAAGGAGATCAGACGACCGCCCCGGGTGGCGGTGTGCAAGGAGTGCCACGGCACCGGGATTCAGCAGACCGAGGCACCGCAAAGGCATCCTGCAAGATGCCCCCAGTGCGAGGGTAGCGGCCGGGTAACAGTGAGCAGCGTGACGACGCTCGACATCCGGCCATACCGACCTAAACCGACACACGGACCAGTAAAAATCATGTAGAGCCAATGGCAAAATCGCGCGGCATGTCCTACAGGAAGCGCGTCGAGGACATAAACCGGATATATGACCGGCACGCCAGGAGCGGGCTGTCAAACCGGGAGATATGGCGCAGGTACATATATCCGGTTTATGCCATCAGTGAGCGCACCTTCTACAACATAATGAACGCCACGGCAGGGCTTGAAACCCCGGTCGTGGCGTCCGACATGCCGAGCCTTTTTGACTTTATGGGCGACAACCCCGAAAATCAGGAATCCGATGAGCGACCTTGATCAGCAGACACGCGCCATATTTCAGAGCATATTGCGTGACATACAGGTGGAGCTCGGCGACGAATTCGACCAGAATTTCGAGCGACAGGCATTCTTCAGCCAGGCATGGCAGCGGCGTAAAAGTCCGACGCGCCCAGGCGGCCTTATCCTGGTTGACTCCGGCGGTCTGAGGCAGAGCGTCCGCAGCGAGATACGCGAGAGCAGCATCGTGTTCCTGTCCGATCATCCGGCAGCAGCCATTCATAACGAAGGCGGCGAAATCAAGGTGACTGCCAAAATGAAAGGCTTCTTCTGGCACAAGTATTATGCCGCTACCGGCTCCTTCGGGCGCAAAAAGGATGGCTCACTCCGGCAAGACAAAAAGAACAGTCAGCTATCCTCCGAGGCCGACTTCTGGAAAGCGATGGCGCTCATGAAAGTAGGTGCGACCATCAGGATACCGCAGCGCAAATTCCTCGGTGCGTCACCCGAGGTGGAGGCCGCAGTCCGGGCAATCATCGAGGAGAACCTTACCGAATACATCAACAACATAGACTTTGATATCAAATGACAGCAATAATTATCACTTCAATAATCTGTGCGACATTGCTAATCATGTTGTACATGACACACATCTATCCGAGAACCATCCGCAAGTACAAGTTGCTTGCCGCTCAACGTAAGGCTGAATTGGATAAATTGAAAAAAGAATTCGACAGCCGGTTAGACGGTTACACGGACTGGTTCAACGATATGGAGCAACGCATGAGCAGTCTAAGCGAAATGGTTTATAATTTCATAGCCAACAATTATTCGCCCAACAAGAAATGAGAGAGGAACTATACAACGCAATCAAGAATAGGCTTGAGGCACTGTGCATCAATGCCGCCGGAGAGTATTATGAGCGCCCCGATGACGCGGATGTCGATGACGAACTGCATCCACGGGCGATAAAACACATCGACTTGTGGAACCGCAATGTCGAGTTTATCGAGCAGGAGACCGCATGGGATCGTCCGGCGGTGTTCATCGAGTTTGTGCCCTTCAAGTGGCATGCCATCGTGCAGGGCGTCGAATACCGGGCGCAGCCGCTCATCAACCTCCATGTGGTCACCGACTGGGCCGAGCAGAAGAACATCGGAGAATTCCGGCTGCTCGACAAGATCCATGAGCAACTTGCCGGGCTGGCGGGTAAAACATTCATGGAGTTTGACATCAACAGCTCGGCGACCAACCACAACCACGAGGAACTGGTCGAGAACATCGAGACCTACACATGCGTCGGATTCCGGCATCTTCAATAAGCCGCCATAAACGCGCCGTGTCGCAAAGAAAAGAGAGAGCCGCAGCCTTTATCGGGTTGCGGCTCTCTCGGCGTTATATGGGCGAGAAAACGGCCTCATACGGCCTTCACGGCAGGGAGGTCGGGGGTCTCTGCTAAGGCAGAGCGACAAGTCGGTTCGGTGAACAGCATGATGTCCGTATAGCGGGCATTGTAGTTCATGGTCGCGTTAAACTCCCTGCGGCTGCACCGCTCGAACGGGTTGCCGAGCGACGGGTTGCGCCCCATCCACTCGCACAGCTCCACGAGGCACGATTTCTCGGAGGTAAAATATACAAAATTATGGCCGGACAGCACCGACAGCACATCGAGGTAGTCGGCGAGGCGCCAGTACATGCGGTAGGTCCCGACATCGGTGGATAGATAGGGCGGGTCGACCAGGAACACGACGCCCGGCGTGTCCTTGAACTGATCGAAAAGGTCTCGGTAGTCGCACGATGTTATCTCCAGCCCGGCGAGATATTCCGGGCATTCGGCATATCCGGCCTTGCGGACATTGTTGTAGAACGTCTCCTTGCGCATCTCCGGGATACTCAGCTTGTACTTCATCGAGAACATCAGCGACGACGACAGTGTGATGAAGTCGAGATAGCCGTTCTCCTTCAGCTCCTGCTCGAGCAGCCTGAAGATCTTGTCGCGGGCATCGCCGGTCACAGGCTTATGCCGTGGGAACTGCGAGGCGATGGGCCGGATACGGTCGAGCAGGGCGTTGGTACGGGGGATGTTGGCGATGCGCAGCCGGTAGTCGTCGAAGTCATTATATATTACGCGCGACTCCGGGTGGAAATGCTTTGTGATATGCGAGAGCAGCCCCGAGCCACCGAAAAGGTCAACGAACACCGTGCCGGCCGGATATTGCTTGATGACCTCGATGAAATGCTTGGCGAACATGCGCTTCTGACCCACGAAGGGCAGCGGTGCGGACAGATAAAGGCGGCTCATACGTTAAGCTCGAATTTAACGCTGTCCTCCCCGGCAAGGAGGCGGCGGGTACTGTCTATATTGTTGTCATACACATGCACGTTGCCCAGGAACAGCGTGATTGACTTGAGGGGGAAGTCGATGTGGCGTGCCATGAGGTAGAGATGGTATATGTCGGCCGGCAGTCCGAGGTTCGCGTCAGAGCTGCGCTGGTAGGCCGACACCACAAGCTCGCCGTCCTCGATTTGGAACTGCACGAGCGACAGACATGGCGCCTGGTTGCTCTCCGCCTCGGTTGCCCCGAGGAACAGCACATAGTTTTTCGAAGGGCGGCGCTCCGTATTGATCCGAGCCAACAGCGGCGGCAGTTTCTCGAAATAGGTGGGGTATGAGTTGACCAGGATCGGGCCGCAGTAATCCCACCAGTTTATGCCGGCCTCCCGGTATTTCTCTACTGACCGTTCGCCCCTCATAAAGAGTTTGAGCTCGGAGCGCAGTTTTTTGCGGGCGATGCCGTGGCTCTCGAAAATCTCGAGCAGATCTGCAGGGGTAAGCGAGAGCCGCTCGTTGATAAGATATGTTATGTTGCCCTTCCGGTTGGCCTGGTGCTTGCCTGTGTCAAGAATCCGGGCGAGGATTTGGTGATATTTGTTGCGTGCCATTGTCGTTTATGATTGGTGATGGTGCAAAGGTAGGCACGCGCCGTCAGCACCGCACTATCGGAACACCGAATCATACTGCACCCGGATTGCAGTCATTCTTTGCCGGGCAAATCGGCAGGGCCGATGACTGAAAGTGCTTTATAAGACTGTAGACCTTGCGCTCACTGACATCGTATTTGTCGGCCAGAACCGCCACCGCATACGACACTTTGTTGCCGGCGTCGACCATGTTGTTGAAGTCAACAAAAAGGTCGATGTAGGCGGTGTCCTCGAGCCGCACGCCTATCCGGCGCAGCCGCTCGAGTAGTTCGCGGTTGAAATTCAGCACTTCAAATATTGTCATGTCGGCGAAAATTGTTAATTTTGCAGTGTCTCACTTATTCAAATAACACGGATTCTCCGGCCGGAGTGGCATAATGCCCCCGGCGGCCGGAGAATCCGTGTTACGTTAAAGAGTAAGTGAGACGACTATTTAACAGGCCGGGGGCATTTTTTGTGCCCTCCCCCGAAGGGCGGTGTGGATCAGTCCATGCGGTACGGTTCCAAGTCAATACTGTCCCTGGCATTCCATCCGTCAAGCTGTGCCTGTTGGATATGTTCCGAGAAGGCGCGATAGAACGCCTCGATGTCGGCAGGATTCTCAAACCGGCGGTAGACCGGCTCCTCGTCGGTGCCGAACTTGAACACCACCGACACGCCATTACCCATCTTGCTTTGGATGTAGGCGCGCTCATAGTTGGTCTGATTCTCGGCCGACAGCCATACCGGGACACCTTCATAGGTGAAGCCGGATATGATTCTCTCGCGTGTGGCGTCGCTGATCCATCCCTCGATAAGAGATTTCACCTCGTCGACAGACGGACGGTGGTCGAACTCCGCCTCCATGTAGGAGGTGGTGCCGGATTCATCGGTCGACACATCCCAGCGGACGCGCCATTTGTTTTTGACCGGGTTTGTGCACTCCAGGAGTGCCACATCAGGATTGCCTTGGACTCTGCGCATGGTTTTTAAGTGAAGATGTATTTTGTTCTGCCCTGTCCGAATGACTCCGTCTTCAGTACGGTGGAGAAGGGGAAACCGTCGGGCTGTTCCTTGATTTGCTGGAGGATGTTCTTCATCTCCTCCGAGTTGGTGAAGAACTTTTTCTTCTCGCCGTTGACCTCGATGGCCACAACGCAACGGTCTTCGCCTTGCGATGTCTTTACGCCCATCTCGAAGTCATACACCACGATAGGGAGGTTGGTGAGTTCCCGGATGCTTACCACCGCCCCGGGAAATCGCTTTTTGCCGTCATCGGGCTTGTAAGCGACGTTTAGGTCTTTGAATGATCTCATTTCTTTGCCTGTTAATTTATTAAAGAGGTTATTACACTGTGCGTGCTTGGCCATCCCGTAGAACGAGGCTGTCAGCACGCTTCTTCGTTTCCGGCTCTTGACTTCGCCCATCTTTCGGGCGAACTTCTGCTTTATGCGCTTGCGGATAAGCGCATGGGTGGGGTGGATGACATAGCCCAGGAAGTCGATGCCTTCAGTAACCGGGAACACCCTCTCGTTGGCTTTGATCTTCAGACCGATGCTTTCAACACATTCATGCACGATATCGCGTATGCGCCAAAGCTCCTCCTTGCTGCCGGCCAGAACCGCCCCGTCATCGCAGTAGCGGTAGTAGAACCGTGTGCGCAGCCTGTCCTTGAGCGGATGGTCGAGGGCAACCGACAGCAGTAGATTGCACAGCCCCTGCGAGCTCCTGAGTCCTATGCTCACACCCTTGGGCATCATGTGTACGAACCGCTCCAGTATGGCAATCAGCTTGGCATCCTTGAATATACGCCGGACACACTCGATGATGGTCTGCTGGTCCACACTCTCGTAAAACTTTGAGATGTCGAACTTGTAACAGTAGCGTGTGTCGTCGGGATAAGCGCGGAGGTCGCTCTCGATATACGCCTTCAGGTCGTGCATGCCGCGCCCCTTGATGCTTGCCGAGGTGGTGCGGATGAATCGGCGCTTGAGGTGTTCGTCAACCACCGACATGACGGCATGTACGGCTATGCGGTCCTTCATTGTCAGAACCTGTATGTGCCGTTCCTTGCCTCCCTCGATGATGGTGCGCTCCCGGTAGCCACTCTCGATTGTGTAGCTGCCGTCGGCAATCTTTGCCGACAGCTCCGCGATAATCTCCTCCCGGTGCGCGAGAAGGTACCGGCCCTGCCGGGAGCGCTTTCGTGCCGTGCCCCGGAGAACCTGGTCGAATGACTGCGCCATATTGGGGTAGGCAACAATCTCCTCGATAATATGTCCTTCTCTTCGCATGGGTGGATGTGTTGAAAATAATAATTTGTCAGGCTCCTTGAGCCTTCCGGTCACCGGGTCCGGGTTCTTCGAGCCTTGCAGCCTACCAAACCCTGCCCGAGCACTTGATGTTCCGGCTTTCCGCACTGGGATTATGCGCTGTTGCCGAGGCTTGCCCCTCTCGGCACCTCGATGGGGACACGTCCCCGGTGATGTACGCCGATTAGAGGTTGTCCAGGCGCGACCCGACATTCGCGTTCGTATTCGAAGCATCGTTATTCGCATTCGCGTACGACACGCCGCCATTCGCATTCGCGTTGTTGTTGCCGCGATAGACCACACGGCCTATTGGGGGACACAGCCTTTGGGACTGCAAATTTACTCATAAAACGGCGTACCATTTGGAAAATGTTACACGAATAGCCAAAAGATGGCGGCCACACCCCCTCCGGCGGCGGTCAGAAACCAGTCGATCCAGTCCCAGGGGCAGCCGTGGAGTTTGTCTTTCAGCTCAAGACAGGAGCCGGCGACCGTTGCCGAATAGAGTGCCCCGAGGGGATTACAGGCAAAAATACCCACGAGGAAACCGCCTAAAAGATGCTTGTAGCGGTTGGATTTTTTGAGAAATGTAAAAAACTTCTTCATAAAGAGCTGTATTTGAAAATAAAGTGTTATATTTGCACCAACGATTCCGTAGCTAATGACTACCGACTCGTTGTCCACGGGGGCTGGCCTTATGGCTGGCCGTCCGTTTTTTTATACAGAAGGGTCAGAATTCCATCGGTTTCACGAATCCAAACTTCTTCAATGTTAGCGCCCAATTTTAGGCGGTTAATGACACTGTTTCTCATGTATCGCTCAGTGAGCCCCGGTCGGTCTATGATTATGCGGTTAGACTGTTTAAGACCGTGGTTCATCATGTTGTTAAAGGCGCGTTTGGGATTGTCGGAAGTAAAGCCCTCATGCTCGTACCAGAATTCTCCAATCTTAAGGTCGGGGCATTTGCCATAGAATGGAGTCCCCTTTAATGAGCCATATACACAATCATAGTCGAATTTTGCCGGACGAGTCATCTTTGGAGACAGTACAACTGACGCTCCATCTTTGGCAAAAAATTCAGCTACCTGCATAAGCCGTGAGAAATCGCTGTCGTTGCGATCTACAAGATGGCTTATTTCAATAGAACCTTTGCCATGGCTGATGACTTCGCCTCTCAGTTGTTCACACTGATGGAGAAGTTGACACGCACGGCACACCTCATTATCCGGCACAAACCGGGCGAGTTTGGCTTTACCTTTGGCAACATCGCAGTCCCGGCAGCGGCGTATGGTGTAGGGGTTGTAGTCCGGAACCGACTTGCCTTCCTTGCCGGCGTTGAAGCGGAAGATACCTTTGGAGTCGCGTTGCAGAGCCTCGTCACCCAGTCGCATCGCTTCATCATGGTTGGTAGCTGGACATTTTGATTTGCGGACTTGCACCACCGTACAGCGACAGTTCCAACCGTTAGGCGGGTAGAATTCCTCCCAAAATGAGTCGGACGGAGGCAGAGTCACGCGGTCGAGAGCGGCGTGTTCCGGGCGCACCTTGTCATCGCGCTGTGTGCGGTACTGGAGATAGTATCGGTCACCATCCTGCATGAACGACTCCCACCGTGCCGCCATTTCCGCAGACCCCGCGACAAAGTTGTACTCGGCACGAAGGTAGTTGGCATTATAGGTTTTGTCTATCGTTTGAACATCGTTCAAAAACCGTTCAAACGTCTTTCGATTGCCATTTTCATCAAGCAGTGAGGGGAAAGCCTCGTTGAGCTCATGGAACGCCTTCATGCCGGAGAAGATGTAATTGGATCGTGTGAGCCTCCGGCGCATGGCATCGGACATCTCGACTTTTTCAAAGGCGGAGTCAAGAGCCGACGCATGTGTACCGACAAACTCCTGCACAGCCGGATCCGCCACAAGTTCAATGCGGAACTCCGCGGCATCTTCCTTGAAAAGAGAGCGCATCATGCCTTCGAACAGAGATGACAGCCTGCGGCGCATATCATCACCCGGTTTGGCAAGCGTCTCCAGTTCCGGACAGTCTGCCAGGAGCGAGGCATAGCGGCGGTGCAGCCCCTCGTAGTCAGAGGGGCTTAATCGAAAAAAGAGTGCTGCCGTTTGTCGTCCTCCTCCGGCTTGCCCTTCTTCTCATCATCTTTGTCGGGTTCCGGCAGGGCCACAGGATTCCTGCGCTCACCGACCGGCATACCATATTTATCGGCAAAATATGAAGGATCCACTTCGTAGCGGTCGGCAATCATAGTCTCGTATGCCACCTGCTGCTCCGGTGTGTAATCGATAGCGTCGTCCCACTCGAAGCGCAGCCCCTTGACCGGGAACCCATGAAGCACCATGAGGGGGAGCAGCTTGTTATTCGCCATATCGCGCAATTTGTCGCGGTCGGACTCAACGAGGTTCTCAAACACCTGAAGGTGAGTCTGCGACTGGGATAGGGAGCTGCCGTCCTCGATGGTCATTGTCTGACCGATGACCAGCTTGGAGATTTCCGAGTTGGCGCGGTCGATGCGCTTGTCATATACATTGAAAGCATCGCCCTTGCCGGACTCTATGAATTGAATATCCGTTTCCATACCGACAACAGCGCCCATGGCGCGGCCTCCGTTGAACACCATGTCCTGAAGGCTTTGGTATTCCTTCGGGTCGCGTGTAGATGTCTTGGCGATACGCCAGGGCATACCGAATATCTCGGCGAAGTTATCCCAGAACACCATAGCGTGCTTTTTCGGTATGGTGTGCATGGCAGCTTTCAACAATAGGCCAAGATCGTCGGGTTGCCCCATCTCGATAAGCCAGTCGGCCCACGGACGCTCCCGGTAATCGATACCGTTCTGCCAGGTGTAGCCTACATGGGTCACCACCCGGTGGTATTCAGGAATGACATGCCGACGGGGAATGAGCCGGACACCACTGAAAGTGGGGCAGCCGTCACCGTCCTTTATCACATCGCCAAGCTCGATGAGGGAGTGCCCGTACCAGTTCGCCTCAAGACAGTAGCGGCACAGATCCTTGAACCAAGCCTGATCAAGGAGGTGCAGCGCATTGTCATCGGCATCGCCCTTCTCGTTGACAAGTTTGAACGAGCGAGACATTACAAATCCCACACGCTGCTGAATACAGCCGGAGAGGTGAGAGTCAACCATCGCGTCACGGTATATGTCAAGCAGCCGGAGGCGGTTCGGATTGCGTACATCGATAGCCGACTGCCAAGCAGAGCGCCATTTTTCGATGTCGCTCTGCGCGAGACGCTCTGATGTGCGGTACAGTTCCATTATCAGGGCGGAGCGCTTTTCTGCCTCCACCTTTCTCTGCTTGGATAAGGTGCGTTTATTTCTTTTGCCCATAGTCACCAGTCATGATTGAGTTTGGGCGCCGAGTGAAAGGATATGCCGATGGCGGCGCCGTTGCCGTCGGTATCCTCGACCAAAGGCAGGTCTGGTACGATGCGCCCTGACTGCACCCCCTCAAGCCATTTTATGGCCCGGTCGTACCGCTCCTTGCGTATTTCCGAACCCATCTTTTGCGGCAGTGCCGCGGACAGATGGTACAGAGCGATGTCGGCGGTGTACATCACCACGAGCCGGTTGCGGTCGTTGCCGGCCGCCGAGAAAATGGCCTCGGTATCATATACCGGGCGCAGATAGCCCGACATCTCCTCCACAGCCTCTAATTCGGCATTGGCTACGGTGTCCGGGTCAGCCTGTGATATGACCTTGAAGGCGGCATCACCGATGACCACCTTATAATCTTCCTTGTCGATAAACATCACCACATATTTTTAGGGCGCGGTCGCGGGACCAGCACCGGTTTGAAAGTAGATTGCCTGGTATTGCGCTGAAGATACCATATCGCACCCTCGTCTGCATCGGGAGCGTCGTCATGCACCCGGGAACCGCGCTCGAGGGCGAGGGTCTGTTCAATGCCCACCTGCATGTCCGGCGAATCCTTCAACGCCTCATTGTAGAATACGAAGCCGCGCTCCCACAACGGGGACACCGCCTCGATGCGCTGGATCTTCTCCGGCTTCTTGCGCTTGTCGGGCAGGAGCGGCAACTGATAGCCACGCAGATTGCCTTCCGCAGCGAACTCATCAAGAATGATGTCCTGCATGAAGTTCGCCTCCATAAAGAAAGAGATGGCCACCCGGTCGCGTGTGCGCTCATATAAATCATAGAGCCACCGCACCATGCCGGACACGGTATCCTGCCGGACATAGCAGTCTATCAGATGCAGCTCCGTGCCAATCTTACCCCACAAGCGCGATGCCTTGTAGTCATTGGCGGAGGTTGATTTGAATGAGGGGTCGGTGTAACACACGAGCATCTCGTATTTTTCAAGTTTGGGCAGACGTTTGAAGCGGATCCAGTCGTGCCGGAATATGGAACCGTCGTTGATGGGGTTATGCATCATCTCCTTGTTCCAGGCCCGGAAGCCGACAAAATCGGCATACTCCTGCGCTTCCTCCTTAGTCCACTTCTCAGCCCATACCGGGTTGCCGTTGCGGTCGATGGCCTTGATCTCGGAGACATGCACCCCCTTTGTATTGCATAGGTTGGCAAGCACCGAGCATTTGGAGATAAGGTTGCCAACCATTATGAAGCGACCGCGACCCACATCAAGCGCACCGAAAAGAGCCTCCTTGACCCAATCGGTCAGGTCTTTCACGCGCTTCTCGTTGCGACACAGTTCATCGTCATCAAGGTCATCGATGACAATATAGTCGGGGCGTGACTCACGATCACGCAGACCGCGCGGAGACTGACCTCGACCCACAGCAAGAAACTTGTTGCCGCTTTGTGTCTTGAATTCTCCTTCGGTCCATGTGCCGGCACTTTTCTGCTCACCGAAATCAGATATGATACGTTGGTTGTATTCAAGCTCTGCCTGTATGTCGGCAAGCAGACGGTTGGCACTGTCCTCGCTCTTGCCTACAACGACCATGAAATTAATGAGCCGTTTGGGCTGAAACATTAGCCAAAGCGGCAGAAAAATATCAAAATGCGTTGATTTAGCGTGACCGCGCGGCCATTTGAACACTGCCTTTAGGTTAGGAGTGTTCTTGACTTTCATTGCAGCGGCATTGTGGAACGGGGCATTGTGGATAACGCGCAGAGCCTCGCCTGTTACCTTATCGCGGAGCGTCAGGTAATGGGGGAAGTAATATTCGCAGAAGGCGGCGTAGTTGGATTGCAGACGGCGTATGCGCCGGTCCCGTTCTGATGGTGACTCCTTGGCCACCGACATAGTGATGGGAGTGAGGGAGCGAACACGCTTGCAATGGTCATTCCAATCCGCAATCGCCTTTTTGATGTCAGCAACGGTAGCCATATCAGATCACCCCGCCTTTGCCGATTGACTCAATGATGAACATATCCTGAAGTTGGTTGACTTTTTGGATAAGTTCCAAAGTAATTGACGGGTCGGTTTGCGCCCTGAATTCGAGCCACCCTGAGAAGGCCTTGAACACATCGATGGCATCGATTATGTTAGCCTTCTTGTCGAGCTTCTCGATGACCGCTGAGAACTTGGCGAGCTTATCTGCCAGACCGGCCATCTGGGTTGGATCATTTGTGGCGTTGGCCTGTTCGATGAGCGTGTCGATTGAGAGCAGAATCTTATTCACAAGTTCCGGACGTGTAATATTCTTTGCGGCACGCGCCTCTTTCCAACCGTCAGCATTGCACCATTTGGAGATGGTGACACGTGACACATCCACTTTGGCGGCTATCTCGGTCATCTCCATGCCGGACATGAACAGCGATCTTGCCAATGATTTTTTCTTTTCGTTATCCTTAGTTGCCATATCTGAGTATGCGATAATGCGGTTAATATGGTGCAAAGGTGGCGGTAAAAGCGGTGGGTTCAAAAAAAGTGTGCAACCATTGCATACAAGTGTGCAACCATTGCACACTTTTTTGGAGCATAGGTGATTATCAGCGTAAACTTGCACCGAAAATCATTATCGCACAGACATGGGCAAACGAGTTAGACTGACAAATGATACCCTCAACAGCTACGGATACCGTGTGCTGACTTCCGGGGTGGACGTATCACAATATGAGCGAAATCCGCTTCTGCTTTATATGCATGAGCGCGGCAAGGTAATCGGCTATATGAAGGATATCCGCGTCGAGGACGGTGAGATAACCGGAGAGCCGTGCTTTGACGAGGCAACGGAACTGTCGAGACAGTGCAAGAAGCAATGGGAATTCGGCTCACTGCGTATGGTAAGCATAGGTTTTGATGTACTGGAGACCAGTAAGGAGGCCGAACATCTTGTCGAAGGGCAGACACGACCGACGGTTACAAAAAGCCGGATATATGAAGTGTCGGTGGTTGACATTGGAGCCAACGATGACGCCATTGTGCTGCGTAAAGATGGAACACAAATAACGCTTGGAGATGGGAGTGACTGCCCCCTTCCCCTGCTAAACAATAACTCAAATAACAATCAACCGCAAATGGAACTCAAGCAAATCGCCCTTACACTGGGCTTGCCGGAAACGGCTGACGAGGCCGCAGTGAACGCCAAACTCGCGGAACTCAAGTCATCGAAAGATGAGGTAGAGAAGATGCGCAAGGAAAACGACGACCTCAAACTCGCTCAGATCACCGCTGCTGTCGATGCCGCGGTGGCCGCCAAGAAAATCAATGCCGACCAAAAAGACCATTTTATCGGCCTCGGCAAAAAGGTCGGCATCGAAGATCTCAACACCACCCTCGCCGCCATGACCCCGGCGGTCAAACTTAGCGGCACACTTTCCACCGACCCCGCACCTACTTCGGCTCCGGCCAAGAGCCCGTGGGAGGAGTGTATGGACGAGATCCGCGCTAACTGCAATAAATAATAACACTTAAATCCATTATCAGCAATGGCAATCAAAGTAGACAATACTAATTACAACGGTGAGGTACTGGAACGTATCCTTGCCAAAGCTGCCACGGGCAACGAGCTCGTGAGCAAGGGGCTTATCATGGTTATTCCCGGTGTGGAGAAGAGCATGAGTATTCCTCGTCTCAAGACCGGCAAGATGCTCCAGAAACGCAAGGAGAATCCTACAGTAGAGGATTCCAAGGGCGATTTCAACTGGTCTGAGAAGATTCTTACGCCCCACGACTTCATGGCCTTCACAGTGTTCAACCCACGCCAGTTCGAGCACGTCTGGCGCAAGTGGCAGCCGACAGGCAACCTCGTGTTCCGCGAACTGCCTCCTGAAGGTCAGAACGCACTTCTCGACGCACTTTCTAAGCAGGTTCAGTTCGAACTCGGGCATCACTACGTCAACGGCGAGTATGCCGAGGGCACCGATGATGACAAGCTCATGAACGGCATCCTCACCCAGGCCGCAAAAGATCCGGACTATATCCTCGTCGACGGATCCAAGGCAACCACGATGGTCGAAAAGCTCAAGGCCGTGCGTAAGGCTATCCCCAAGGCAATGCGCGAAAATCCCAACCTCCGCATCATAATGAGTGTCGAGGACTTCGACAAATACGATGACGAACTCACCGAGCGCGAGGCCAAGAACGCCAGCGAGACTGAGATCAATCGCAAGCGCTATAAGGGCATCACAATTGAGACTGTAGCAGCGTGGCCCGAAGGAGTGCTCATCGCAACTCTCTGTTCTCCCGATGCTGACGGCAACTTCTTCGCTGCCGTCAACCTGCAGAACGACGAGAACGTGATCCAGATTGACAAGTATGCCAACGCCTCTGAGCTCTACTTCTTCAAGCTGCTCATGATGGCCGACACCAACATCGCCTTCGGCGAGGAATTCATCGTGATGGACACCCGCGCCACACCCAAGTTCACCAAGAAAGCGGCCGAAGCCGGCAAGGGAGAAGGCAATGGCTAAACTGCTGTATCTCGTACTCCACTGCACCGCGACACCCGAGGGGCGCGAGGTGACATCTGCCGACATCCGGCGTATGCACCTCTCCCCGGTGTCTGCCGGGGGCAGGGGATGGAAGCAGGTCGGCTACACCGACATCATCCATCTTGACGGCACGGTCGAGCGCCTGGTCGACAACAACGAGGACGCCAACGTGGACCCGTGGGAAATCACCAACGGCGCCAAGGGCTACAACTCCGTCAGCCGTCATGTGGTCTATGCCGGAGGCTGTGACAAGGCGATGAAACCCAAAGACACGCGCACCCCGGCACAGCTCAAGGCGATGGAGGCGTATGTGAAAGACTTCCACCGACGATTTCCGGAAGTGAGAATAATCGGCCATAACGAGGTCGCCGCCAAAGCCTGTCCGAGCTTCGATGTCCAGAAATGGCTCAAGTCAATCGGCATAAACCAGTAATCAACCCGATAAACCAATCACAGTGATGTCCTTCAGCGAAATCCTCAACATACTTCTCGGCGGCGGCCTCGTCGCCCTGGTGGTTGCCGTGGCGACCATGAAGGCCACGGTGCGCAAGGCCAACGCCGATGCCGAGAAAGCAAATGCCGACGCGGAAAAAGCCCGGGCCGATGCCGAGACCGTGCGCATCACCAACACCGAGAACGCTACCCGGATTCTGGTGGAGAACATCGTCAAACCCTTAAAAGAAGAACTGAATGCAACACGAGAGGATCTTCAGGCCACAAAGAAAGAGATGGCCTCCACAAAACGCGAGATGGCCCGGCTGCGCAAGGCTGTCGAGGCTGCTTCCGGCTGTCGCCATGCTGATTATTGCCCTGTGCTTTTTAAGCTGCGCGACAACCAAAAAGACGCAGACGGAGCAGATTCAGGAAGTGTCGGCCTCCGAGAAGAGCGACACGACCTCGTCGGAGATCCGTTACATCCGGACGGAAACAGTCCCGGAGAGCAAGGTGAGCCTGACAATATCTGTGGACAGCCTCCTTAAGCTGCCCGAGGGCGCCGTCTACCGCGAGAGCAAAGACCGGGCGCACGTCGAGGCCACCCATCATGGCGGCGTAATCTACATCACCGGCACATGCGACTCCCTGCAGCGGCAGGTCGAATACTACGAGGCGCTCTACCATACCGCACGCGATGCCCTCGAGCAGACGGAGCAGTCGCTTAGGCGGGAGAAAGAGAAAAAATCAAAACCTTCATGGTATATCCTGCTGCTTGAATGTTCAGTCGGCTTTATAATCGGAATAGCCACTGCGAATATTTTTCCAAAACGATTCATAAAAGGATAACAAAATAACACAGCAATGAACAGCAACTTCATGTACGGCATCGGTGCCGTAAAATATAAGAACAAACCGATAGGCTATATCGCCAAAGGCTCCTTCGACATGGGGGGTACCAAGCCCGAATCCGCCGACATCGAGGCCGAGCAGGTCCCCGGGGCGCCGGTGCTGGTAATACCCCAGTCCAACGGAAAGATCGCGCCCAAGTTCGACATGATACAGCTCAACTTCGAGAGCCTCCATCAGCTTCTCGGCGGCGCGCTCGTCAAAACCGGCGAGAAGATCACCGGCTGGACAGCTCCCCGCGCCGCGATGGTCATGGACGGTCCGTGGGAAATCGCGCTCGTATCCGGGCAGTCGATACTCATACCATCCGCGACGCTGCTCTCAGACCTCGCCGGCAAACTCACCCTTACCGAGACCGCCAAAATCGAGGTCGAACTGAAAGTGACAGCGCCGGCCACCGAGGATGTCCCGCCTTACGGCGTGTTCGCCACCGACTCGCTCCCGGCTGAATGGTGCGAGGCTCAAAAGTGGCTGCTTCCTATCCCTCCCGAATCCGCAGAATAAGCCATGGACGAAGCGACAGCGAGGGCCATACAGTGCGAGGCTGCCGACGCGCTGTTGAACCGGGGAGTGTCGATTCCGCTCAAGGAATTCAGGATACCCTTCCGCAAACGCCCGGTAAAGCTGCGCGTGACACTCAAGCGACCATATATGTCCGGGCAGATAGAGTTTGCCCGGACATATATGTCAATGGACGTCACCGCAGAACAGATGGCGGCATTCACCAAAGAGGAACAGATGCGTTTCATCGCCATGCACGGACACAAGATAAGCCGTATGATAGCGTGTGCCATCTGCGTCGGCCCGGTTCGCCGGTGGTTTCTGCGCCCGGTGTCATGGTTCGTCCGCAACTGCGTCGAGATCCGCTACCAGGTGGCGGCCGCGCACAGGTTCGTGAGCCTGATGGGCACCGACCCTTTTATAAGTATTATCAGATTGGCGGAGCGGACGAATCCGATGAAGCCGAGACTGAGCCGACAGAGAAAGGGGAGTTAAAGAGCGGTTACGAACCCTCCCATAGCCCCTTCGGATTCCTTTGGCAGATAGCCGATGCCACCGGGTGGAGCATCGACTACATTCTGCACAAGGTGAACTACCAGACGCTGATCATGATGCTGAGCGACGCGCCACGGTACCGCAGCGGTTCCGGGAATAGGACATCAGCGGGCACAAGCGTTGCTTCCACCCCCGAGGAAGAAGCAAACGCGATTGAGAATTTCTTTGTAAGCAACCTAAAACAGTAACAACCATCCATGAAGCCGGTAGAGCTTGAGATATTTTTACAGGACGGAGTGTCGCCCGGTCTGAAAAAGGCCGGTCAGACCCTCTCGCGTTTTTCCGGCGAGGCCAAGGCGGAACTGCGCGAGGTCTCTGAATCCCTGAAACTCCAGAAAAGCCATGTCAGCGGCATGGAGAAGGAGTACGCCCGGCTCGAAAAGGCGCTCAAGGTCGCGGCCCCCGGCAAGGAGTGGATGGAGGCCAAGGCGCGGCTTGCGGCATACAAGGCCGAACTCGACGGCGAGAAAACCGCACTGCAGCAGCTCGAGGAACAGCAGCGCAAGCTAAAGGCCGAGGCCGAGGGGGCTGGCCAGTCGCTCCGTCAGCAACTGAAAAACGTGCGCGAGGAGATAGCCACTCTCCTGCTTGCCTACCGCTCCCTCACCGATGCCGAGAAGCAGAGTGCCCAGGGCAGGGAACTTGCCCGGCATATAGACGAGCTTACCGAGAAAGCCGGAGAACTAAACGACGCCCTTGTCGACACATCCCAGGCGGTCACCAACGCGGCCTCCGATACCCGAGCCTTCGACCAGTTGGCCGGCGGCATGCAGCTCGTGGTCGACGGATTCGGGCTGGCGACAGCCGGCGCGCAGGCACTCGGCTTGAGCGAGGCCGACCTTGTGGAGGTGCAGACGCAGCTGCAGACCGCCCTTGTCGCAAGCAACGCCCTGACCTCGATGCAGGTCAACCTTCAGAAACAGTCCGCGCTCATGCAGGGAGTCAATGCCATACAGACCAAGGCCGCGGCCGGGGCCGAAACCATCCGCACGTGGGCCGTCGGCCGCGGGGTAATCGCCACCAAGGCGGCCACCGTCGCACAGGCGGCTTTCAATGCCGTAGCCAAGGCAAACCCCTATGTGTTACTCGCAATGGCCGTTGTGACGGTCGTAGGGGCGCTGTATGCCCTTGCAAAGGGTAACGAGGCGGCCAAGAAGGCCGAGGAGGAACGCCAGGCACAACTTGAGCGCACCAAGGAGATCAACGAGGGGATTGCCCGGTCAATAGGGGAGAGCGCCGGGGCGCAGATTGCCGCGTACAACAAGTTGCAGCGCGCATGGAAGGCACTCGGCGACGACATGGCCAAGCGTCGCAAGTTCGTCGACGAGAACAAGAAGGCCTTCCGGGAACTCGGCCTGTCGGTAAACAGCGTGAAGGATGCCGAGGAGGTACTTGTCAACAATACCTCCAACGTCGTGCAATCATTCATACTCCGGGCAAAAGCCGCGGCTCTTGACAAGGCCGTGACACAGGCGTATTCCACAATGCTTGAGCGACAAGACCTGGCCCGCCGCAACGCCCGATACGGAGTAAAGTCCAACGGTGACGAAGTAAGTTATGCCGAAGCAAAGGAGCGAGGTATGGCCGGTGTCCGGACCGTGCCCCATGAACATGTTAGAGCAAATGGTGGTGGCAGATCGATGAGCAGTTGGACTACCTATACCTACGAAGTCAGCGACGCGCAGGCGTATAATGCGGCAAGCAACCGGCTTGCGCTCGAGGAACGCGACCGTCAGATCCGGGCCGCGTCCGACGAGGCCGAGCGTAGGGTTAACGAACTTCAGAGCGAGATCGGCGCTACCGAAGCGGCTCTTGAATCGCTGAAGATACCGCAGATGACCACTCCGACAACCACGCCCACCTCCGATACCACCACAAAGGACGACCGTATAGCGGCTGCACGCAAGGAAGCCGATGAACTGCGCAAACTCCGTTGGCAGAACGAGCAGGACGAAATCAACCAACTGGCGGACGGTGCCGAGAAACGCCGGCGGCAGATTGCCCTGGACTATGAAAAACAGCTTGCCGAGATAGACAGGCTGCGCCGGGATTTCGTGGCACGTAACGATGAAGCCGGCACGCAGGGTCTGAACCTTGCCGGGCTTACCGACGAGCAGCAGACCGAGATAGACCGAGCCAACAGTATCGCCATCGAATCCCGGGACCGGGCATTGCAGGATATGTACCGCATGGAGGCGCAGCACATGGCCGACTACCTTAAGGAATACGGCACATTCCAGCAGCGGCGTACAGCCATCGCGGAGGAATACGACCGCAGGATAGCCGAGACCTCCGACGAGTGGAGCCGTAAGACTCTCGAGCGCGAGAAAGCGGCCACGCTTCAGAACATCGACATCGAGGCCATAAAGCAGTCGATAGACTGGGGCAGCGTGTTCGGCGACTTCGGCACGCTGTTCCGCGACCAGTTGGAGCCGACCATCGAGAAACTACGGGCCATCACCCGGACGGAGGAATTCAAAAATACCGACATCGAGGACAAGCAGACTCTCTATGAGCTTATCGCCAGGCTGGAACAGGCCAATACGTCATGGGACAGCAATATCTTCGCCACCCTCGGCGACGATCTGACAAGTTATCAGACTGCGCTGCGCGAGTATATGGCCGCCCAGGATGCCGAGCGTGCCGCCACCGAGACGCTGACCGAGGCAAAGAAAAGGCTTGCAGCAGCCGAGGCTTCCGGCGACAGTACCGCAATAGCCTCCGCGACCAGAAGCGTGACCGTGGCCACCAACAATCTCACCGCCGCGTCCGGGCAGGTGGCCGATTTCGGCACGCAGGTACAGGACGCCTCCTCCAAGCTGCAGACCTCCACAGCGACAGTCAACAACATGTTCAACTCCCTGGCGAGTAACCTTGCCGGACTGAAATCCGGCAGCCTCCAGGGTGTCGGGGAGAGCCTGATGGGGCTTGACAAACTGTTCAACAACGGCGGTGTCACCAAAGCCGTCGGCGGGGCGCTTGCCAAAGGCTTGTCAAAACTGCTCGGGAACTCCGCCATAGGCAAGAGCGTGGCCGAGGCATTGGGCAACAGCGGCCTGCTCGGACAGATAATCTCCGCCATCCTTTCAATCCTCGACATCCTGAAGGACGGCATAGGCGTGTTGGTGTCAGGCCTTATCGACACGATACTCAACGCCGTCAGCGGCATACTCGAGAATCTGCTGAACGGCAAGATGTTCGTACAGATAGGGGAGTCGCTCGTGAAAGGCATAGGCGGGATACTGGATGTCGTGACGTTCGGCGGGTTCTCGTCGTTGTTCGGCAGCGGTGACAGCGACAAGAATCTTGAGCGCGACATAGAATACCTGACGACTTCCAACAAGGACCTGCAGAAGAGCATCGACAACCTGGCAGACAAGATGTCCGAGGCGGCCGTATCGGATGCAAGCGGGCTGTACGAGCAGCAGAAAGACAGGTTGAAACAGGCCGAGTCCAACACACGTGAAATGATGTGGCGTGCCGGCGCGGCCTACAGCAACGGTTTTCTCGGCATCGGGGGCCACCACTCGTCGAACTATAAGATTGACAAAGGAATGTCGGGAGCCGACTGGGACCGCATAAGCGCCATTGTCGGTCGCCGCATAGATAGCGCCGGGGCGTTCTGGGGTCTGTCAAGCGAGGAGATGGCCAAAGTGTTCAACGAGGCCAACGACCTGTACTCCAAAATCAAGTCGCTTGCGGATGACGGGTACAAGAACGCTGCCCAGTACATGGACGACTACATAGAGTATTACCGGCAGCTCGAGGAACTTCAGGAAGCCTATTACGAAAAACTTACCGGCATATCGTTTGACAGTGTCCGCGATGACTTCAAGAGCAAGCTGCTCGATATGAAGTCAGACGCCGGGACATTCATTGACGACCTGAACGACATGTTCATGAATTCCCTTGTGGAGGGCATGATGAGCGAGAAGTATACGGCGCGTCTCAAGGAATGGTATAAGAAATTTGCCGATGCCATGACCGACGGCAAGATGACCGACGGCGAACTCGACGCGCTGAGGCGGGAATACAGCAGTATTGTAAATGACGCATTGCGTGAACGCGACGCACTTGCCGGCGCACTCGGCATCGATCCCGACAAGGACGGCAGCAGCCAGTCCGGGCGTGCCGGCAGCTTCAACGCCTTATCCCAGGACCAGGGCACAAAGCTCGAGGGGGTGTTCGTGAGCGTCCAGGGCCATGTCGCCAATATCGACACCGTGGTTGAGAACGTGGCCGAGAAGATGGGGGCGGCAGAAGGGCACCTTGCCAAGATAGAGGAACATACGGGTGACAGCGCGGAAGCTCTCGGAGAGATAAGAGATATGATCAATGAGATTAAACGTGACGGAATAAAGACACTCTGACATGGAAGCACTCGAAGGACTTGTAACGATAAACGGCACCGACATCTGGAAAGAGTACGGGGCCTTCCTCACAGAAGAGAAGCGCGGCGGCCGGGAGAACCTTACCGCCATAATGACCCCGGCGAAAGCCAAGAGCCATGTCGGGGTCAATATCCGGGAACTCGACGGCACCAAATATTCCGCAAGGCTCGATGTCAGGAGCGAGGAGCGCGACGTGACCCTGCACTTCGCCATATTCGCCCGGACCCGGGAAGAATGGCTCGAACACTACCGCGCCTTCATCACCCTGCTCAAGCAGGGCCGGAACGGATGGCTGACATTCCGCTTCCGGCAGCTCGGACTGACAATGCGCATGTTCTATGTCAGCAGCACCGCCTATAAGCCGCTGACCTATCTTTGGCGCGAGGGTGTCCAGGCCAGCCGTTTCAAAGTCACGTTCAAGGAGCCCGAGCCGTCATTCTAACCGCATTATAACACCGTTCAAACATGGTTCTGACAATATACGACAGGGCGGGCAATCCCCGGGCGGAGCTTTCGCCCAACGACAGCTCGACACAGGCCAAGGAGATACAGGGCGACAACGTCCTGACACTCTCCTTCACCCTGTATGAGCATGTGGAACTGGATGTCGATGATTACGTCGACTTCGAGGGGGAGCACTACCGGCTCACCGAGCGGTACCGCCCCAAACAGGTGTCGACCGGAGAGTGGAAATACGACCTCAAGCTCTACGGCATCGAGAGCCTTCTCCGGAACATACTCGTGATAAAGACCGTCGATGATGAGAACGACCCCGTGTTCTCTCTCACGGCCCCTCCCCGGGAGCATGTGGCGATGATTGTAGAGTGCATGAACGACGGCTGGGACAACATCACTGACTGGAAGGTCGGGCAGGTGGATGGAACCGAGAACATCACCATCGACTACCACGGCAAATACTGCGACGAGGCACTCAGGGAGATAGCCGAGAAAGTCGGCGCCGAATGGTGGACCGAGGGGCAGACCGTCAACGTGTGCCGCTGCGAACACGGCGAACCTGTAACACTCGGCTACAACAAGGGGCTGACATCGATAGACCCCGGCAAAGCCGACAACGTGAAATTCTACACCCGGCTGTGGCCCGTGGGCAGCAGCCGCAACATCGACCCCGAGAAGTACGGCTACTCGCGCCTTCAGCTCCCCGGCGGCCAGAAATATGTAGAGGTCAACGCCGACAAATACGGCAGGGTGGACCATTACGAGGACGCCGCATTCGCCGACATCTATCCCCGGCGCACCGGCACCGTGAGCAGCGTGCGCTCCGAGGTAAAGAAAGGCGAGGACGGCAAGGACTTCACCATTTATTACTTCCGCGACAACAGCCTCCAGTTCAACCCCAACGACTACATGATAGGCGGCAGGGTCATCCGCGTGTCATTCCAGGAAGGGAGCGAACTTGCCGGACTCGGCGACGAAGAGGACGGCACCTACTATTTCGAGGTGAACTACAACGCCGACACCCGGGAATTCGAGATAATAACGATATGGCCGTATGACAACGACATGCAGCTGCCCGGCGGCGCACTCGTGCCAAAAGCCGGCAACAAATATATACTGTGGAATCTTCGCATGCCTGATGAATATTACGGGCTTGCCGAGGAGGAACTGCTGACCGCCGTCAACAAATACAATGCCGACCACGCGCTCGACATATCCGTGTTCAAGGCTCCAACCGACCATGTGTGGATAGAGGACGAGGGTGTGGAGCTGTTCATCGGGCGCAGGGTGCGCCTCGAGAGCGACAAATACTTCCCCGGCACCGGCTACCGCGACAGCCGCATCACCAAGATAACGCGCAAGGTCAACCTCCCGTCGCAGATGGACATCGAGATCGGCGACGCATTGAGCCGTACCGCCCGGGAGAAAATGACCGACGACATAGGCGAGGCCAGGAGTTACGCGCAGTCAATCGGCGCGTCCATATCGATGCCGGACATCATACGCACATGGGACAGGACGGTGCCCACCGACAACAACCTGTTCTCGGCCCGGCGCAGCCAACGGGAATTCATCAGCAAGAACACCCCCGACCGGGCAAAAAAGAAGATCATCTTCGAGGAAGGACTGGATGCCGGCGACTTCATTCCCGGCACGCAGGGCGGAACCATAGACGGCTCCGGCAACGCAGAGCTGCTGACACTCCTTGTGCGCGCCCTGTTAAGCTCCCCGAAATTCGTTGACGGATTCGCCGGCGAAGGGTGGCGTATATGGCTCGAGAATGGGCTGTCGCACCTTACCGTCGACAAACTCACCGTGCGCCAGATAATGACCGTGTTCGAGATGCTCATCGAGAAGATCCGCAGCGTCGGCGGCCAGATATGCGTGTCGGCGGCCAACGGCAAGATAAAGGAGGTGCAGAGTGTCAACGGCCACTATATAATCACCTTCGAGCAGGAGAACACCTTCGCCGCCCACGACCTCATGCGCTGTCAGACCTTCACAGGCGGCAACCTCAAGAGTTACTGGGTGGAAATCGCCAATGTAAACAACGGCAGCGTCGTCATACCCGTATCCGAATTTGCCGGGGCGGTTCCGATGCCCGGCGACGAGTGCGTGCTGATGGGCAACACCGTCAACCCAAAACGTCAGAACCTCATACTCATATCGGCCACCGAGGACGGACAGCCCCGTATCGATGTTCTCGACGGCATGCATGACAAGAACTTCACAGGCAGCCTCCGTGCCAGGTTCGGCAACCTCGACGGAATCACCGACGACTGGTTCCCGGCAGACAACCAGCCCCACGGCAACGGCATCTACAGCGACAACGCCTATCTTCGCGGCACCTTCCTTTTGGTGACAGGCGAGGATATCAAGACCAAGTTCGAGATAGTCGAGGGGCGCATAACAAGCTCCATCGAGGCGGTGCGCCAGGACTTCGTGGCTGACAAAGGCTACCTGAGCAACCCGGCATTCTCGCTTGGGATGTCCAAATGGGACACCTCCAACGAGGCCGTGTTCTTCCTTGTCGGCAACAGGTGGATATGGGCCAACAACAACGTCCTGACAAAGAAGGGCAACTGCGCAAGTGTGACCCGGGATGATGACCGCACGGTTGTCAGGATAGTCAACAAATACATACTCCAGAAGAATGCCGACCTGCGCAGCAAGCCGATATTCCGCACCAACTCAGACGGCAAGAAAGAGCCGGTGCCGGTCTACCTTAGTTTTTTCTATAAGGTGAAAACCGGCGGCGTTCTGAAAATCGGTTTCGATAATGTCGACAAGACCGGGTTCGAGAATTTCAACTCATTTGAATACTCCACCGGCCTTAATCCCACCGACGGCTACCGTCAGTTCTCCTGCGACGGCCTTTGGAACGGCACAGGCGATTTCAGGCTGAGTTTCACAGGCGAGATCTACCTGTACATGCTCGTGCTGTCGACAGACAAGGTCGAGGCGCTCACGTACAGGTACCGCACCCTGTTCGAGCAGAGCGAGAAGCTGATAAAGATAGCCGCGCAGAACTTCGACAGCGACGGCAGGGTGCTTGCCGAATCCGGCATAGTAACCACGGCGCAGATGAGCGGCCTCTACGCCATCGACGCGGACGGCAATCTCCGCGCCTTTGTCGGTGCCGGACAGGACGGCGTAAAGATCAAGGCCTCCAACATACAGCTCGAGGGACTTGTCACCGCAAATTCCAATTTCAGGATACTCGAGGACGGCAGCATCGAGGCCGTCAACGGCAAGTTCACCGGCGAGATCAACGCCACCACCGGCACCATCGGCGGCTTCACCATCGGCACCAACAGCATCACCGCCGAGGGAGGTTACTCCGGCGGCAGCTATGCCGGAGTGGACGGGGGCACGAGCAAGTTCTTCCTTTACTCCACCGGCGACGGCTTCCTCGGCTTCCGGGACAAACACCGGTGGGTCGGCATGGGGCTTGATACCATGCCCGCCGGTGCCGCCATAGGGTCGTGCCTGTTGCGCATAACCAATGACACGCCGCTGGAATATTGGGACAACTACGGGGCATACATCAACGTGTCCGGCGGCCGGAACAACATCGGGCTGCTAATGTACGGCGACATCCGGGCAAATGCCAGGGGGCACCACGTTCTTAACGGACCGACATACTTCAACAGCTCGAACGGCCTGCGTATCGCCCTTGACATGGGGGCCGACGGAGCATTTACCAAATATTACGAAGGCGTCACCTTCGGGTTCGGCGACTACGACCTCGACAAGGTACGCTTCCAGGTGCAGAACGGACTAATAATAGGCGTTAGAAAAGAATAAGGATATGACAAAACTCAACTTTCAGCAATTCAGAATCCCCACCGGGATAGACAAAACGCAGTACCGCACCGGCGATGCCCGGGAGAGCGTGGCGAACATGCTCTACCTCAATGTCAACGGCATACGCGCGCACGCACTCGCAATGAAAATCTACCGCAGCGAGGGTGCCGCCGACTATACCGACGAAGAGGTGCGCACCCTCACCGAGGTGGCCTCGAGCTATGGCACCCCGGCCTTTATCGACGGACTCAACGAGCAGATAGACAACCAACCTAAAACCGACTGATTATGGCACTTACACAGGCAGAAAAGAACGAAATGCTCAACGCGATCAAAGCCGAGAGCCAGAGCATCGACGAACTACCCGTAGTATCGAGCCTCGAAGGAATCACCACACTGCCGGCAATACGCGGCACGGAGGTCGTAAGCGCCCCTGTGTCGCTGTTGCGCAAGCCGGCCGAGGACGCGGCCAGGACAGCCAACGCTGCCGCCACTAATGCTAATACAGCGGCGCAGGCAGCCAACAATGCCAAGGACGCGGCCGGACTGGCTGCTGTGGCAGCAAATACTGCGGCTACACAGGCGCGGGATGCCGCCACGGCAGCCAATGATGCCACATCGCAACTTCAGGTGGCCATTGAGGCCGCACGCCGGCACCCGGTCGTACTGGTCAACGACATACTCGGTGACAAAGACCGGGTGTTCGCCGACTGGTCAGCCGCAAAGGACGCCCTTGCGAATCTAGCACAATCCGATGGGGAGGAGTATATGTCCATTGGCTGCGTGATGATATTCCGCGGCCCGAAAGGCTGGGAGTCGTGGCAGTTTACCGGCGACCCGGACAACGACATATCCGACGCGACCAAGTGGATGCCGTTCGCCACCGCCGGGACCGGGAGCGGCAGCGGATATTACAACGTCACAGCCCTGCATCCGTTGAGAACCGGCTACTACACAAAGGCGACCGCCGTGGCCAAACTCGCCGAGGCCGACATAGACGATGACCATAAGCGCGGCATGATCATCACCTTCGAGAGCGCGGCCGGCAAATGGGAGGACTACCGTTTCATCGGCACGAGCCTGTCGACATTCACCAATCCCGGCGCGTGGGAAGAATACGGTTCGAAGAACACCGTCAGGAGCATCACCGTCAACGGCGAAAAGAAAACGCCGGACGCGGAGGGCAATGTCGGCATCACCATCGACGAGGTGGAGGTCGACGACAGCCTCAACGCCTCGAGCACCAACCCGGTGCAGAACGGGGTAGTGACAGCCAAGCTGTCGGAACTGGAATCCGGCACTCTTTTCAACAACGAGGTCATAGAGAACGAGGACGGCACCGTCACCGTGCAGCTCAAGAGCAAAAGCTCCGTCATTACCGAATTCAACATACCGGCTGGCGGGGGCGGCGGCGGAGAATCCGCCGGCACCAAGATAGTGCTGAACGCATCGCTGAGTGCGTCTACCATAAAGGAGGGCGGCTCCGCCATCCTTACATGGAGCTATGACCACCAGTTTACCGGCGAGGAAGCCGGAACAAGCACCGGGCAGAAGGCCACAGTGGAAATCACCGTCAAGCGCGGCATCGTCACCACCTACAGCGAGACCAGGCAGGATGTGAGCAAAGGCACCTATACCCTCGACCTTACGAAATACCTCCTTCTCGGCACGAGCGACATCTATGTCACCGCCACCACTACCGACCCTACCACCGGCAAGCAGCAGCGCAAGCCGGCCTACGTCAGCGTCAAGGTCGTCAGCCTTAACCTCTCAAGCTCATACAACGTGGCCGCCGGACTCGCGCAGGGCGGTTACGACCTACACGACAAGGTCGAGATACCTTATGCCGTGTCCGGTGCCGGCACTAAATCCGTAATACTGTATGTCGACGGGGTGCAGCGCAACCTCCACTCCGTGACCAGGAGCGGCACTACCAACTCCAACTTCACCCTCGACATGGCCGGGCTGTCGGTGGGGCGCCATACCGTTCAGATGGTGGCCGAGATGGAGCAGGACGGCCTGACGCTCCGCAGCGAGAGCATCTACTTCGACATCCTCAAACGCGGCAGCAGCGCGCCCTTCATAGGCACCAAGATCATACACCCCGACGGGCGCATACTCACCGGGGCGGCTCACTCCGTCCCGGTCATCGAGGCAGGGCAGTACGAGAAATGCACCTTCGACTTCGCCGCCTACGACCCCTCCGTGGTTCCGGCCACGGTCGAACTGTGGCACAACGGCACCCTGGCACGCACCGTCAGCGTGCCCAGGACGGCGCAGACCTACACCAACCGCTTCACCGAGAAAGGCCGTCAGACCCTGCAACTCAAGCTCGGCTCAGCAAGCTACACCATACAGGTCGATGTAGCCGAGAGCGGTATCGACATCGGCGAGGCGCAGTTCGGCCTCCAGTTCAAGCTCGACGCAGCCGGACGTAGCAACGACGAAAGCCCCGATGACCGCGCCAAATGGGAATCGAACGGCATTACAACGTCGTTTGAAAACGTGGACTGGGGCAGCAGCGGATGGATAGACGGGGCGTTGAAGCTCACCAACGGAGCGAGGGCCACCATCGGCTACAATCCTTTCGCCACCGATGTCAAGGCCACAGGCCTGACAATAGAGATGACCATGCGCGTCAGCAACATCATGGACCGCACCGCCCCCGTCGTATCCTGCCTTGACAAGGGCAAAGGCCTTTTGATAACCACCTCCGAGGCGAGCTTCAGAACCGGGCAGACCGTCACCTACACCAACGAGGACGACGAGCAGGTGACGCGCGAGATCAAACTCGCCACCAACATCGTCGAGGGAGAGTGGACCAAGGTCGCCCTGACAGTAGGCACGGCCGCACAGGACAGGCTGATGGAACTCTACATCAACGGCAACCGCAACGGCGCCGACATCTACGACTCCTCCTTCAGCTTCCGTCAGGACACGCCGCAGGAGATCACCATCGACAGCACCGAGGCCGACATCGAGATAAAGAGCATACGTGTATATAACCGCGCCCTCAGCGACGACGAGGAACTCGAGAACCGCATCGTCGACTGCGAGACCACCGAGGAGATGATGGGCGAATTCACCATGAACGACATCCTGGGCGACAACGGCGATGTCGACCTCGACAAACTGCGCGCCCAGGGCAAGGGAGTCCTGCGCATCGTCAGGAAGAACATGCTCGACGACGTTTACGAGACCAACAACAAAAAGACCGACTTCCTGGCCGACGTCTATTATTACTCCGCGCTCGGGCCGGACTACGACTTCATCCTCTCCAACTGCTACATCAGGATACAGGGCACGTCGTCGACCAAATATCCGAGCAAGAACATCCGCATCTACTTCACCAAGGGGAGCGAGAAACTCTCCATGACAGGGAAGAACGTGCTTGCCGGCAACAAATACGTCATGCGCCCCGGTGCCGTGCCTGTCCCCATCGTCTGCTGCAAGAGCGACTACTCCGATTCGTCGATGTCATTGAATACCGGCTGGGCAAAGCTGTTCAATGATACCATGAAGGAACTCGGGCTGCTCACCCCGCCGCAGCGTCACCAGTACGAGCAGGGCGGCAACAGCCTCGCGGCCATAAACGTGCGCACCGCCATCGACGGTATGCCCATAGACATCTTTTGCGCCGAGACCGCAGACGGCGAGAACGTCTATTACGGCCAGTACAACTTCAACAACGAGAAGAGCAAGAGCGGCCCGGTGTTCGGCATGGAGGGAGTGGAAGGCTTCACCCCCGAATGCCCCATAGCGCTCGAGACCCTGAACAACACCTCCCCGGTGTGCCTGTTCTCGACAAAGACCGACGCGGAACTCATCGAGAAATTCGACGGCGGCGCCGAGGTCAACTACGGAGTGGACTCAGCCGGGAAGGTACAGACCGACGGCGACGTCAAATGGGCCGGGCTGTCAACAAAACAGCAGCAGGCCATCCTCCGTCTGCATTCATGGCTGCGGTCATGCGTGCCGGCCGGAGCGACGTCATCAAACCTGTCAACCTATGTCAGTCCGAAATTCAAGGCCGAGATAGACCGATACTTCGACAAGGACTTCATACTCACCTACTATATAGACCGCGAATACGGACTTGGAGTCGATCAGTTTGCCAAGAACATGATACTGCGCACATGGGACGGGCTGATATGGTACATCACCTACTACGACGGCGACACCCAGTTAGGCAAGCGCAACGACTGCTTCCTTGTCTACCTCTACACCACCATGCGCGACACATGGGATGCCGAGGCCGGCAAATACGCGATGGAGGGCTTCGACAGCGTGCTGTGGAACCTCGTGCTGGCCAACCTCCAGGACGACCTCAGACGCTGCGCCGCCAACTACCGCGCCGTGATGACCGTCGAGCGCGTGCTGTCGATGCTCAACGACGAGCAGAGCGGCAACTGGAGCGACCGCGCCTTCAACAAGAGCGGCTACCTGAAATACATCGCCCCGGCCACGAGGGTCATGTACGGCAAGGTGTGGCCCTTCATCTACGCCCTGCAGGGCAGCAACAAGAGCCACCGCACCTACTTCATCAGGAACCGATTCGCCCTTCTCGACGCCAAATACGGCACGAGCAACTTCACCTCCGACAACATAGACCTCTACCTCGCCAGGACAGCTGGCGACGCCGCCGACACCGTGCGGATCACGGCCAACGAGCCCTACGCCTACGGGTACGGCACCAACAACAGCCCCAACATCGCCAACACCGGCATCGTGGATGCCGGCGACACCGCCATCCTCGACATCACCGGGGCCTATACCGTCAACGACCCCCTGCGTCTCTACGGAGCCAGCAGGATAAGGACCCTCGACATGACCGGGGCGGCAGGCCACCTCAAGAACGCCCTCGACCTCGGCAAATGCTCCGTGCTGCGCGAACTCAACCTCGACGCGCCGCAGGGAGGCGGCTCCACCGGGTGGTGGCTGTCGATAGGGAACTGCCGTCAGCTGCGTCGACTCAGCCTGAGGAACCAGGCCCAGGCCAAGACCGGCGGCAGCACGAGCACCGCCCTCGACCTGAGCAACCAGACAAGACTTGAGGAACTCGACGCGAGAGGCACGAAAGTCCAGAGCGTCAACTTCGCCAAAGGCGCCCCGTTGACAATAGCCCGGCTTCCGGGAACCCTGACCACCCTGCGCCTCGAGTATCTCTCGAAGCTCACCCCCGGCGGCCTGACACTGGAGACCTACGGCAACGTTCGCACCTTCATCTTCGACAACTGCCCCGGGCTTAACTGGGAGACACTGCTGAACCGCTGCGCCAATGCCGACCGCATCCGTGTCACCGGCATAGACCGCGAGGATGACGGCACATGGCTCAACAAGTTTATGACGATGGGCGGCGTCGATGCCGAAGGCAACTACACCGACACATGCGCCCTTGTCGGTACCGTACGGCTTACAAAGTATATCGAGAAGGGCCGTTACGAGCAGATGTGCGCCCACTTCCCCGAACTGAACATCGTTCAGCCCGAATACACCATGATCGAGTTCGACGACTCCGTCAGCGACGACGCCAACGTCAGCAACCTCGACAACGGCACAGGCTACAAATACGGCAACGAATACAGGCCCAGCGGCCATATTTCCGCGATACTCGCCAAACGCCACAAGACACTCGCCAAAGTGACGAAAAAGGCCACAACGCGCCAGGTCACCATCGCCAACGTAGAGACCACGATGAACAACCTTGACGGCGAGATGACATGGTTCCCCCTGCACGATAGCAACTCCAACTACTACGCCGACGCAGAGGATACAGCCAACTGCACCCCGGCGAAACTCGATTCCACCGAGGGCGATCTGATGATGTACGAACCCGGAATGTGGTCCAAGGGAATCAACGACTACCTCAAGGCCAAGCACTACTCCTGCTACAGCAACAACGCCAAAGACAAAGCCCCGGCGCGCCCTGAAGCCGATGTCCTCACCCTTGAGGATATTAAGACTGCCGGCGACTATCTGCAGGGGAGAAAGATCATGACCGGGAAGGCTACCCTTGCCGCCTCATACAGCACCGACAGTGCCTATGCTGTCTGCTCCGTCGATGTGTCAAAGCATAAGCGTGTGCGCTTCCCGACCGTTCCCGGAACAAACCTCATGGGATCCATCTTCTGCGATGCGCAGGGCAACAAGGTCAGCGAGGTCATAGTACCGACCCTTGCCAACAAGTTCGAGCCGGGCATGTACCTCATATCTGATGTGCCCGAAGGTGCTGTTTCGCTCCACTTCACCATACTGCCCACGGCAGAGTTTGACAAGGTCGTGCTGTCCAACTCCACGAAGATCGAGGACATGGAGCCGGACTGGTACTACGATGACGAACACCTCTGTGCCGTGGTAGGCACTTCCGAGGTCAACGGCAAGTTCAGAGCGGCCGTTGCCGGCAAATACACGCTGGCAAGTATGTCCTGGACCGACTTCCACTATTATAGCGCGCAGCGGGGAATGCAGCAGATAGACGCGCTTATGCACTTCCGCATCGCCAACCTCTTCTATGCCAAATATGGTCGCAGGGACGCCCAGGAACAATGCGGAGCCGGTTCCCATACCAACAACCGCACAGTCGGCGGTACAATGAAGTACGGCATGACCGACACCGTGGGCTACGAGGCGGCCAAGGCCGTCAACCCGAATGTCACCAACTCGCTTATCGATAACCTCGTTCACCAGTATGCCTGGTATATCAAGGAGGAGTATGGTTCAAAGACCGTCGAGCAGATGAACAATATCTGCTGTCTGGGCTATGAGGACATATACGGCCACAAGTACGACATGATGGACGGGGTGGATCTTCCGAACACAAACGGCAATGTCGGCAAGTGGCGTATATGGTTCCCCGACGGCACCACGGTAATGATCAAGGGCCATACCAACTCCGGCGCATGGACAGCAGCTGTGGCCCACGGCCTCTATATGGCAGTAATCCCCGTAGGCACCACCAACGGTTCGTCCTCTACGCACTACTGCGATATGTACTGGCTGACGACCGGCACAGGCCGTGTGGTCTATCGCGGCGTCTACAGCGCGTATGCGTATGGCGGCGTGTCGTTCGCGTATGCGAATAACGATGCTTCGTATACGTAT